GCCCACTTCTCACCAAGCTGCGTCATGAAGTCCGCAGTTGCAGCGGTTGCTTTGGCTTGTTCGTTGAGGGTCTGCATCGCCACAGCGCGATCGTAGAGTTCGCTGCCAACGTTGGAGAAAGTATTGCCAAGACCCTTGACTGCATCCGCAACATTACCACCAAATGCAGCAAGCGGTGCATCCACGCGGACATACGACTGTGGACGAGACGATTCGTCGCTGACAGTAAGTTCAGGACGGTAGGGAACTTGCGTTGCCATTGCTTAAGCCCCCAACTTATCGCGCATAGCAGTGTCCAACCCAACCTGAGAGCCTTGCAGCCACTTATTCGCAACGGACCCAGCAGTACCAACAATTGAACCTGCCGCACCGATCACACCAGAGATCATCGCATTACGTCCGGCGGCTTTCTTCATCTTGGCTTCCTGATCAAAGCCCCAAGCTTGGACGTTGTAATCGTAGGCCACCTTTGCTGCGTTCTGACGGATTTGCGCCATGTCGGTTTTAGCAAGGGCTACCTGCGAATCCTGAACCTGCTTGTTCGATCCGGAGGTGATATCAAGTCCACCCGATGCCTGCGCCGCTTTGATCGCACCAAGCTGCTGTCCGGCTTTGATACCATACTTCTCAGATTCCTTATCACCTTTTTGATAGGCAAACTGCGAATTCTTCCGGGCAATCCCTGCGTTGATCTGCGCGATACCAGCTTGGTAATTGTACATCTGCATTTCAGATGCACCTTTGAATAAATTCCCGGCTACCCCAAGCGCACCGCCTGCGACAGTAGAACCCAAGCCTACAAGGCCAATTGCTGCGGGTGCCATTAGACTCTCCGAATTGAGAATGGGTGTGCGCTACGACGGGGCGGAGAGAATTCTGCACCAAGCCAACGGAGCCAGATCATGGCCTTAGTTGTGAAGCAATACCCAACGATTTCGGAGTATTGATCGAGCATGGTGTTGATCACGGATTTGGAAGTTCGGGCGAATATGGTTTTGTGATTGTCAACCATTGGCGTGGAGTAGACCCAGAGATGGGCGGTGTCGGAGATAACAGTCTGCGGAACAAACCCAAACACAGCGAGGAGTTCATCGCCATACATTCCTGCGAGGAGTGGTTGGGAATATTGTGCCACAGACTCCATCGCTGCCATTTCATCATCACTTACAGTGACACCATTCGCAGAAGAAATCAACTGTTTCATTTGCTCTTTGGTGATGTTGTATATCTCTAACTTCATCGGTCGTCTCCGATGGTATAGCTTGGGAACACGCCAAGGATTGTGGCGGGATAGGGGTTTGATTGCTGGATGCAGTATTGTCCCGGGATGGTATAGGCCCCGGTGAGGTAGGTACGAGCATCGCCTGTGGTCAAGCCAGTGATCAACTGAGACTGCTGGCCGATCAACATTGAGGAGACATTGCCAAGGACAAGGTCTTTCATCGAGGTGAGATGATCGAAGTCATGACCTATTTCAAGGCCAAGTGTATCAGCCACGCGGACATCGACGTGATTGATCTTCTTGGATTTGCCTTGGACAGTAGGTTCGCCTAGGTCAAGCGCGAGGGTCTTGAGTTTGCAAGTGAACCTGAGACCGACCGTTACCTTTGTCGCAGCTGTCGGAATTGTGAAGTTACCATCTGCAGGCATCACGAAGTTTGGGATCAGAACACCGTCAGCAAGGCCAGTACAGGTTTCCCCTGCGAGATGTTGTCCACCAGAGAGTGTGGTCGTTGATGCGCCTTCATAATGCAGTCCCGAATCAACGCACCATGCATCTTCCAGACCACCCGGGAAAATCCTCGGAGCGAATCGTTCGATGTATTGCACGGTGTTGCCGTTTACCTCACGTTCGACTACGGTGTAAACAGCATCTGTTGCTCCGATGTTATCATCAGTCTCAGTGACGACTGTGACGGAATTGAAATATCCTGTGGTGATATGATGTGACCACCCGATGAATTCTTGCTCTTTAAGGAAAGTCAGCGTGAGCATGACACCATCGTTGCGAACACACCAAACCATATAGAATGGATGTTCGGCCCATCCCCATTCGACAATTTCATAACCGTAGAATAGATGCGAGGAGATGACGGAGATGTCAGTGCCGGTGAAGACGTTGTAGTAAATGTTGTACGCTAGATCACGGATACCTGCACCTTTGGATTGGACATAGAGAATGTCATAGTTCGCAACAATCGGTGGAACGTCATTTGCACCGATAAATGACTGTGCATTCGCAACGATGGCTGACGGAGTGACCGCAGCACCGGATTGCCCACCATTGATAAGCCATGAGGCTTTGTCAGTGAGGATAAGCATACCGGCAGTGGATGATACGATTGACTTGATAGTGTTCAACACACCAGATACAATCGTCCCGGAGATGGCATCATCCGATCGCACCGGCGAGGAGATGTCGAAGTTGTAATACGAATCGCTTCCGGGCTTGGACATGAAGAAGCTTTGCGGTGCACCGGGAGGGGCCGCGAGAACAAGACGTTGCTGGAAGAAGCTCGGGACTGTTGGATTGCCTGTACCAGCCTCGGTCAGGGTTGCAGTTGCTGCAGCTGCACCAGATGAGAAAGTCACAGTCGGAGGTGCAGAATATCCACCGCCTTGTACGGTTATGATAATCCCAGTGACACCGTAGGTAACATTGATACTAGCCCCTGTGCCAGCGCCATCTGAACTGAGTGCGAATAGAGGATTGGCGGGGGTCGATCCGGTGGTGATTGCACCTGTGCTATAAACGGACCATGCTGTAACAGCACCCGCAACTTCGGTTAGAACTTCGAGAATAATGCCGTTGGAAAATGTAACATGCTCTCCGACAACATAACCTGCACCATCGCTAACGATCGTCGGCGTACCCACAGCGCCAAGTTGCACCACACCTTGAGCCGCGATAACAGACGCGCCAACGAATGTGACAGTTGGGACTGCGGTATAAGCGCCGGGTGTGGTGATGGTGATTTCATCAATGCCAGCACCGATGAATGGGTTTTGAGAAATCGGCGGGGTTTGTGTGAAGTCAGGTCCGATGTTCGAATCAACAAACGTCGTTGCCTTCGCCGATCCGATGAACCCGTATTGCACACCGATCGGAACTGGACCAATGTAAGAAACACTGGCTTTGTAGACGTTGTATGCAATACTGCCAGATACAGTGCCCCAAGAGATTTGATTTGTGCCCGAGACAGTTCGGATGTCTTGCTTGGAGAGTAGGCTCCCGGGAAGAGACATAGCCGATTCTTGACCCTCACGATCGATGGCGGTTACACCGTAGGAGTAGTTAACAGTGCCACCACTGAGCGAGGTTGAAACTGATGGTGTGCTTGGTGCAGTGATTGTTGCGCCAATTGTGACCGGCGTGATTGTCCAGTTGTTGGAGGATATGATTGAGAGTTCATAAGGTTCGTGGTTTGGATGGCAGAGGATCATTTGGTCGATCGCTTGAGTGAACTTAATCAAGCGAAGATCGTCAGCAGAGGTATATGGCGAGGTCAGAGTATAGACCTTCGCTGCGGTACCGCCTGAGGAATATGCGGTGTAGGCGGTGGAGTTGATCGCGGCTCCGTTGACATCGGCTAGAGTAACCGCGGATCCAACTACGTTGGTGACTTTGTAGAACCGACCGTTGAGTTGGGTCATGCCGACAATGTCACCGATGTAAATCCAATCGTCGATGGCGAAGTCATTACCAACGACTCGGATCACACATGGGTTTGCCTGCGACGCCCCGGACACAACGAATGAATCTTCAAGGATCAACGATCCGTTGAAACAGAACCGAATGTATCCATCACCGAACTCCAGAACGTAGCCGACGTTGAAGCTGACTTGGAAGGTGATGATTCGGACTTGGGTGTTTGATTTGTAGGCTTGGGCAATGTATTGCGTGCCCATGCGCGAACTTGCACCTCCGCGGTAATCCACGAAGAAGTTCTCTAACAGTGCTGCACCGGATTTGTACTTGGCTTGATCAACACGAGCATTTAGCGTCGGTGCCCATTCGCCAGCATTAAACGATGCCTGTACCGAAATCTCACTCATGAAAAGACACCCCACAACGGTCCCCAGTTGAACGCTGAGAACGGCCCTGTGAATGTGTTGCCCGTACCGTATCCGCGGACGCGAATCCAGTCGGGGGTTACATCGTTGATGGTGAGGCCTTCGCCCGCATCAGATACCCGAGCCTCTTCGATGATCTTGTTTGCCATGTCGATGGATAAGCCAGCAAGTTTCTTGTCTCCGGAGAGAGGCTGACAAAGCATCGAGCCGAGGATTCGGACATAGGCTTCTTGAAAGGCGTCATCGAAAACATTCGGATCATCCACGTTCTTGACGTAGACCATAACAGCACTGGGCTGGTTAGTGAGGATGATTCGCTGGGCTTGCGCGGAACCTTGTGTAAGGTTGAAAGTTGCGCCTGTGCCTACGCCATCGGTAGAGCCTTGGGCCACTGGATTGGTTTGTTTAGCGAAGTAACTGCCACCGAGTTCCGGATCAGCGTCGATAACCTGTGAAACCACAGACACAGTTGCAACCGCAGAACCAGACAGAGTTTCCACGCGAAGCTTAGCCGGTGCGCCAATTGGTGCTTCATCCACAGCACCAGATTCAAGCGTGATGATATCGCCAACTACATACCCAGTCCCACCAGCAACTACAGTCGCAGCAGTCACCGGACGAAATTGATCAGTTTGGACTTCAAATCGCACAGGCGCGCCAGCCCATACCGCAGGGGAAAATCCTGTAGTTACAGGCGAGATTGGGATTGCTCCGGAGTATCCAGTTTGCGTTCCGGGAATGATCCAACAAGTCAGCAAGCAATCATTTGGGTATTGATACTCGTAAGTCCATGGCGGCGTGGGGATGCCACGCTGCCACAGATTCGGAAGTGTAGACTGGTTCTCGGGTGTGCCGGGAACCGAGGTGATGTAGACAAGGTTATCCGTGGTCATACCACAACCCCAAGGGGCCATCCGAAGCAGCTGTTTGCGAACAGGGTGGAGTATCTTGTTCACTTCAATCGCTTCATTCGTGGTATTGTTTGCGAGTTCAGCAGCGTTCACGACTGATCGCGTGCCAACTACTTGCAAGGCCCGGTTGACGATGTCTACATACGTTGTCATAGCTGAGCCTTAGATTTTACGAAGGGAGTCCGGTCCGGGTTCAGTCTTTTCGCCCTGAGCCACTTCTTCCTCTTCATCCTCATCAGGCGGCAGTTCTGCCAACTCAACGCAGAGGTCAACCAGACCCTGTCGAGCGCCAGCGATCAAACCCTTCGCCTCGGGGATATCCCGAGCCTTCTGGATGAAGTCCGCCATCAGCCATGCGTCTTGGATGATTTCTTTCACCGAATCACGCATCAAATCCTCCGTTCAGGTTGGGCGGCCATCTTAGACATGAGAGCCGCGTTTTGCTCGACGATCTTTCCAAGCACATCCGTCAGCTTGTCGAGACCTTCAACCTGCGCAGGCTTCGTGGAAGCTTCGGCAAGTTTGATCTGCATCTGATCCACCATAGACTGGGAGAACGACTGTGCAGCTTCGGTGGGCTTGTACTTCCACCGCTCCTCGAAGGACTTGGACAAGGCTTTCGCTTCGTCATCAATCGGAACCATATCCGGAGTCGGATCGCCGTAGAAGACATGATCATTGGGCTCGCCCTTTCCTTCGTGGCAGACCATGACTTCGCCTTCTTCGTTGTCCTTGTTACCCCAACGATTCGTCCAGCATTGGGGATCGGCAGGGTCGAGCAGGCGGGGCACCTTGAACTTCTGCCGAACCGGGCGTCCCGTCTTCCGATCGTTCTCAACATATTCCCATTCTTCGCCGGGAACGTTGAGATAGTGAGCTACCATAAGCTTCCATCGCATGGCTTGTTACTCCTCGGTCCAAGTGATATAACCGTTCAGCAGACCGGAGGAAACTGAGACGGCTGTGAGATTGAGGCAAAATTGCTGTGCCGCGCCCCGAAGTGCAGGGGGTTGCATAAGCGCAGCTGCGTCCTCAACGAAGTTAAATCGCAGAGGCATAGAGACGGTACCTGCGGAAGTCACAGGTAAGGTCAGGGATGACACGGCGAAGATGGTTCCCGCTGCGTCAGTGATCGTGGGATTGGCTGTGTAAGAGATGGGGACTGCTGTTGCTGTACCATTCGCCGTTTCACGTTTGGTGATGGCATTCGCAGGGTTCGCAGTAGTACCTGCTGCCGTACCACCAGTCGCAACTGAAGCCCGGCGAATTAGAGATACCGGAACGGTGACGAGAGTACCAGCTGTGCCCGATAGAACAATTTCACGGACACGAACTGTTTTGGACGCTGAACCTGCGATACATACCACATCTGTCGCGGAGGCGGCAGGCACAAGTCCAACAAACCCCGCAGAATAAGTCTGACGGGCAACATAGTTTGAAGTCTGGCCAACCTGCGGAACGACATTGACCTGCGCGAATGCACAGGCCATGCCAAGCAGGAGGGCCCCGATGGTGGCGATAAGTCTATTCATCGAGGTTCTCCGTTTGTGTTAGTTAGCGACCGTCAGGCCAGCAGGGTAGCCAGAGTACAGGCCAGTGATACCGATCGGCATATCATCGCGGTTGAGAACGATCGAGCAGGAGATTTTGCCTGCACCATGCGTGCCAACCGTGATGAAGTTCAGTTTCAGGAACCGAGGGAGAACCTGACCTGCGACCGGACGCGGAACGCTGATGTTAGCGATCTGCATACCCGCAACGAGAGAAGCTTCAAGCACAGCCGGTCCCGTCCACATCACGGTGTAGGAGCCGGGAGCGCCTGAGCCGTTATCCGGTGCACCGGAAAGCTCAAGCTGGAGGCTGGTGCCACCGGTGAAGGTCGTATTGACCAACGCCGAGAGGTACAGTTCCGGATCACCAACACCGATATCACGGGCACCACCACCATTCGCAGAGGAGGGGATGCCAGAGAGGCCTAGGTCGATGACGTTGGACGCAGCCTGCGTGCCCGTAGTCGGAGCATCCAGAATGCTGCTGGAAGTGATGCCACCGGATGCGCCATTCGACGTACCAGTGAACATGAGGAAGTTATCGAGAATCATGACAGGTCCTTTCGATTAGACGATCTGCGCTTCGTTGTTCAGGATGGCGTCGCAGGTTTTGATCGAGACGCCGCGGAAGGTCGTGATAACCTTGCCATCAAACTCGCGCAGCTGTAGAAGAACGTTGGTCTTGTTCATCGCCTGCAGATCGAGGTAGGTACGCAGGATGCGGTTGGCGTAGAACACCGAGCGACCCATTGCACCCTTGATCGACGGACTGTCAGAGGTTTGCACCGCAGAGGCAGACGCCGGAGCCGTGGGCAGACGATACAGCGCACGCACCATCAGGTTGATCAGATTTGCGGCCGAACCACCCGAAAGTTGCGTCACGTCGATGTTGCCGATACGGGCGCAGTAACGCCAGTCACGGAGGACCATACCGATTTCCCATTTGAAGTGATCGCGGTATGCTTGGTAAGTGTTGCCAGCGGAGTCAGCCACAGGCCACTCACCCATGTCCTTATGTTGTAGGCCGGTGATCTTACCCTTGGGGAAGGTGCCGTGGAGTGTCATATCGCCCCAAGTCGTCAGCCACATCGAGGTGTTGGTGGATGACGTGCCGCCACCATCGAGAACGTTCGCCGCGGTCTGGGCGTTCGCTGCGGTGAGGGTGGAGTAACGCGGAGCAAGGCCAGTGAAACGCTCCGGATTCGTGTGCTGGTTTCCGTAGAAGATCGTTGCCGCGACCTGCTGCGACATGCCTTCGAGGAACGCCTTCACTTCAGACAGGCGGAACTCAGCGGTGTTGCCGTTGAGGTCAGCGATGTCCTTGTCGATCACGGAGTAGGTTTCGAGGTTGCCGCAGGTGTCGACGATCTGCGCAGTCGTGGACTTTGCATTCGGAACACCGGAGTTCAGCATGCGCCACGTTGCCTGAGGCAGGCCAGTACGGACAGTCGTCTTGTGGCCGGTAGGCAAGTTTCCCTCGACAACAAGCATATCGTCGAGGATTTCATTCGTCTGAGAGAGTAGTTCGATGATGGACGCGACTTTGAAATTGTCGTCCGCTCGCTTCGCCCAATCCGCATAGGTCAGGGCAGTAGTGCCAATCGTTGCCATTTTCAGTTCCTGTGTCTAGGTTGCACCATTGCACTCTAACCGATCTGAGCTTAGCTGTTCATCCCACGCCGGGGCTCGGTTATCGAGAGGGTAGGTTCGGGTACATCGCAGAGGCAAGACTTTGGGGAGCCCCCGTCTTACTTTGGCCATGTGGTGAAGGCCCACCGGGAGTTACCGGCTTACCTTCCGTTACAAGCTGCGCGAGCTTGTAAAGTGTTTTGACAACCGCAGGATGATCGCCTGCGCCCGTCAAATCCATTGCTTCTTTGAAGGAAGCACTCAATTCTGGCGGCAGTTGAGCGTGGAGTTTACCTAGCTCAATCTTGACCGCATCAAGTTTCCCGCCGATTTCTTTGTCCGCGGATATCTCATTCCGCCAACCTTCGCGCATGGTGTTGACAGCATCAAGACCACGCTGTACGAACTCCCCGGCTTTCTTGTTGTAGAAGCTGGTCAGCTTGTCGACACCAGCTTGGTCGAGGCCAAGTTCTTTGAAGATGGGTGTAACTTCTCCAATCGCTGCTTCGTCAAGATGTTGATTTTCGCCTGCGGCAAAAGTATAGGACTCCGGGACGGTGCTTTTGGACTTATCTCCCGGCTTGTCTTCGGGCTTTTCATCGGCCTTGGCTTCAACATTGGGCTTCGCCTGATCTATGAGTTCACCGGTTTGCGTCCTCGACTCCGGGTCGTTCCCCATCGGTTGGGTCGCTGTAGGGGTCGTAAGCGTCTGGAGCGGGTTCTCCGCTGTCGTCTGGGCTGTCATGGCTTGATCGTTGGGCATTGATTTGTTCCCTGAGAGTTGCCTCTTTCATCATCGTAACGAAATAGTCCGGGCAATTTGAGACTATATCGCCGTAGATTCGTAGTCCGATGTTGCGTTCGCCTTTAGAATAGGCTTCGTGTAGGGCGTCACCGCTGAACGGATCGGCAAAAACGCGACAGTTGGCGAGTAGATCGTGGAACCAAAGACGGCCTTCGGAGGTGGACATAGCTGCAACAATGAAGTTGATCCTTTTCTTTTCCTCTTGCTCGAAGGCTTTCTCGGCTCTACGGATTTCTTTGCGGCTTGTTGCATTGTACATTACCCACCTTCTAACATGGATTCGAGAGCATTCTGTCCGCCACCTACGTCAGCTTGGGCTAAGTTCTTGGCGCCGGCGGACAGTTGATCTGCGATCTGGGCCTGTTGTGCTGCTTGTTCTTGTTGGGCTCGTTGCTGACGAATTTGCATCAGCATCTCAGGACTTCTTATCATCTTAGGATCATTGTTTAGCAGATGGGAGTATTTGTCAAGAGAATAGTCCACATCGATGTTGTCCATGGCATCAGGTTTGACACCGACGATATTTCCAGCGAGGGATAGGACGCGTTCGATTGATGCAGCTTGCGTTGCAGCTTGGGCCTGTTGAAGCATGGAGATGAACGAGATGTTCATCATCTGGCCTTGGATTTCAGGCGGTGGCGGCGGGATAATTCCTGCCCGATTGGCTACGTCGAAGGTCCGGTCGATGACGAGTTTGAGGACTTCGTGGTCAATACGTTCGAGAGCGGGCCCGAGCATGATGAGGGATTCGGACTTGCGTAGGTCCCATTCGACCGCGGTTACGTTGGAGCGGGTTTCGTACTGCGAAGCCACCTTGAGAACGTCATTGAAGAATATCTGCGACATGCGCAGTTTGACTTCGTTCAGGTCTTCGGTGATTTCAGCAACTGGGAACCGGGTGTCGTAAACAGAGGAGAGCCCGGCCTTGCCATTGGCGGCGTAGCCAGAGATATAGGTCATACCGCCCGGAGTCAGGTTCGCGGGCTGGTTCTTGAGTTGCATATCCGCAACAAGCGGCGGGTTCACCATCTTGTCGATGGCTTGAGCCTTGCGGCGAGTTTCGAGTTGAAGTTGCTTCTGATCTGGCAACGCGTCCATTGCAGGAGAACGACCGTAGGGATCGTTCGAGACTACATCCCAACGCCCGGTGATATTTGGACGTGAGTAGTAACCCTTACGCCGGAGGAAAGCGGTGCCAGAGGATGAACCACCCTGGGGCGACGCCGAGCCACCCCATTCCCAATAGGCTTCGCGGTATTCGAACTTCGGCGAAAATCCGAACTCTTTGGCGCGGCCATCGTTGTTGGGCTCGATGGAATGGGCGATCACGATTTCCTGAGATAGACCCGAACCGTTGGATTGGGTGTAGAGTCGTTGGATTGTCTCGGAACAATTCTCGAGACCGAACTCACTAACACAGGCTTGGACAGTGTAAGTGAATTCCCGGTAAAAGATGCACGGACGGTACTGACCGTCGATATCGATATAGTATTCCCCGAGGCAGGGATTGACGCAGGTGATGACATTTTCGAAATCCTCGTAGATAAGCATCGAGGCCGTGCCGAAGATCACAAGGTCGTGATAGAATACGGCGATGGAATTGTAGAAGTTGCTCTCTGCGAAGATGAGATAGAGCAGGCGTTCGCATTCGGCGAGCCAGAGTGAGATTGGCGAGGTCATGGTCGAATCAATGCGACCGACCTTAAGCCGGAACCACGGCATGGTAGGGGAGGACTTGCCAGAGACGAGGCCTGAGGCTAGGTTACGTGCGAAGATGCAGGCTGAGGAATCGAGAATGTGTTGGTTGATCGGTGAACCCCGCATCATTTGATTTGGGGTGATCAGCCATTTGTACCGGCGAGGGAGGAAATAGTCACCGAGCTCGCGCCAATGGGTCCACCAAGAGTAGCGATTGGTGCGGAGGCCCATGAGCCGGGCCTCGGAATATCGGCGGAAGTTGAGGTCGGTGGCTGTTGGTTCGGTCATTTAGAAAGCCTTTGGCATACGGCGCACATGGATGTCTTTACCGTCGGCGCTTGGGATGTTTTCGTAGTCTGGTCCGAGACTGTCTATTGTGGATTTAAATTTGTCGTAAGCTTTCCTTGAGAAAGTTACGCCTTTGTTATCTATGTTGTCATCGTTGCGATTTGTGAATAGACTTGAAACGTCGCTGTCAGTCATATCGTTCATGGAATTATCTGTGACTAAACCGCCAGTAATGTTTTTGTCTGTCCATTCAAAGGAAGAACGATGAATCAATCGCCCCTCCGAATGCATCTGTGCAGCCGCCATCAGCGTCCATTGGTCATCTGGCGGTGGACCGGGAAGTTGGAATCCCTGCTGCCGCGGAGCTTGTATCAATGGAACGACTGGCATGGTTACTGCCCCAAGAGCGTTGCTTGTCCACGGGTCTGTTGCTGTGGCGCGGCAGCAGCTGAGACGAAGGATTGAGCGTTTTTGGGCTTGTTGGAATTCGGTGTGCCGGTTGGGGCGGATTCAGGCGCTGCCATCGGCGGAGGTGCTTCAGGCTTGTCTTTGCCTCCACCGAATAGGCTCATCAACGTACCACCGGCCATACCGATAAGTGCGGAAAACGGATCAGACATTTGCATTCATCCTTTCAGGGGCGTAGGGATCGTATTCGGTAATCACATCACTGTCGGTATCGGGATAGTCACCACCAGCGTGTTTGTTCGGAGCTATCGGGTGGGCGAAGGTTAGGATCAGGGCATCGAGGTCGTCGAGGACTACCGGTGCACCAGATTCATCAGTGATGTCTTCCTTGCGTTCGAGAATAATCTCGTCCTTGTTGTTGAAGGTGTATTTGATCATCAGCATCTGGCGGCGAAGTTCTGGATCGTTGGGCAGGCAACCACCCGGAAGCCAAGCCCGAAGTGCACCATACATTGCCGCTCGGTTGTTTGCGTATTTCTCGCCGGTGTTGCCGAAGGTGGAATTGTAGATTACGTCCTTACCTTGGAATTGAACCTCGTAGCAGAACAGGCGCTTGGCTCGGATGTTGTCGATCACACCGCCACCAACACCACCGCCGTCGACGATTATGCCATCGGCTCGGTAGGTGACTTGGGAATGGTACACCCGATCGGCTAGTTCAACCGTAGACAGACCACTGAATCGCTCCCGTTGAATCGTTCGTGCATCACGACCTTTGCGCGGAAAAATGACGGAGAAGTTCGAACCATACCGAGCAACGTCGACCCCGAGAACAAGCGGATCGGATCGCTGTGTGACAACCTCTCGCGACATAGCCTCATCGATCTGTGTCGCAGAAAAGAACTCCATAAGGCCATGTCTTGGAAACTGACCAAGAACACGGACTCTGACGAAATCGGAATCTTCGCCATAGGCCTTGATCCAATCGTTGAGTCGCTTCTTATTAGTAATGCGAACGCTTCGAGAGTCAATCTGTTTGTGTTGCCATTGATCGGAGAACTTGCCGCCGTCGAAACATTCCCGGAACCGGCCGGTGTTCTTGGTGGGGTTGCCGAAGGTCAGCCAGATGATCTGGGTGTCAGAGTCGGTGAGTGCGCCTTCAGCTGTCTCCCAGATCACATCGGGGATTTCGGAACCTTCATCGAAGATGAGGAGGATTCGTTTGCCTTGGTTGTGGAGACCCGCAAACGCCGCGGGGTTTTTCTCCGACCACGGGATCATGTCTATTCGCCAAGTCCGTTCCCGTTCGACGTCTTTGGAGAACAGGCCTGTGGCAGTGAGGGTGAAATGGTCTCTGGCGAAGAAGCAGAGGTTGAACCATTTGCCGAGTTCGGCCCAAGTTTTCGTTTTAAGCTGGGTCTCTGTATTAGCCGTGACCACACCTCTTGTATCTGGGAAGGTGCAGAAGGCCCACATGATAATATGTGCGACAGTTGCGGATTTACCGATACCGTGCCCCGAGGCGGTGGCGATTTGGACTGCTTCATTGAGATTGACGATCCCATCCCGAATCATGTTCATAAGTTCAACGGCCCATTCATCGGGACCATCGAATTTCTCGAGAACCGTGCCGGGAACTCCCCACGGATATGCGCCCATGGTGAACGCTAGTGGATCACCTCGGACTTCAGCCAACCATTCGAAGAGCTTCTCGTCCATTACAGCACCGTCAGGGCGGCAACAGCCGTTTGAACGCGGGTGTTGAGGTTGGCGGCTTGTGTGGCGTCGAGGCCAGCGCCGTAATGCGCCATTTGGATTTGTCTTGTCGGCTGCGTAGGCATGGCAGCGAACCAAGCAGAAGCAGACGGATCATAAGAGTTACCCGACCCATCTAGCATTAATCCAAAACCCAGGGAGATTGGCATTTAGTAGTCTCCCTATGGTGCTGAGGCTGCGAGGAGGTAATAAACTGTTCCGTTAATTCGAACAGCAATTCGACTTGCGAGGTTGGTAGTACCTGTGTTTGCGTTAACACAGGTGCCCTCGGTGAAAAGAGATAGCATGGTATTTCCTGCTGATAGATCAGTAGAATATAGTTGAATACTATCAGCAGGGCCAGTTGTTGGGGCTGTGCCTGTTGCAATGGAAAGAACTCTGGCTGCATTTGTGCCGAAAGCTGTACCACCGATAGCTAGATTGCCCGCCATGAAATTAGGGGCATCGCCAGTCATAAAGATATTCCAACGAGCAGTTCCCGATTTGGCAAGATCTGATACAAAGGCATAGTTCATGTTGGCTCCTGTAAGCCCGGAACCAACATGGTAACCATACTGTGCTGAAACAGTTTTTGCAAATACACCTTGGTTTACGCTTTGATGTATCAAAAGTGGTAAGGCTGAACCGCCTGCTGCAACACCAATTCCTATATCAAGACCAGTTGCTGATGCTGTTACATCCGATTGAACTACTGAATCGAAATGCATCATATAAGCATTGATACCGCCTGTAAGGTTTTTAGCAAAGCGAAAGCCGATTACGGAACTAGTTGAGGTATCACCAATTACAAGATTACCTGCAGAATCGAAGAAGCCTCGAACATTTGCATCCCCGTCGGATAGGACAATGAAATTGCTGCCAGTGGCGCCAATGGGGCCATCTGCACCTGTATAACTTCCGAGGATAACATTTTTACTACCGGTGGTGATTCCCGAACCAGAATTATGCCCAACAGCAAGGTTTTTATCGCCTGTTGCATTGAAAAGAGCTTGATGCCCCAAGCCTACAGATTTTCCGTTTGTCGTCAAGCTATATCCAGCACTCCAACCCGCAAAAAGATTTTCTGATCCTGTCGTCAGGTTGTACCCAGCAAATCCACCAAACAAATTTTGTTTTTCGCCAGTCGTTATATTGAAGCCGGCATAAGCGCCATAGACAGACAAGTAATCCGCATCGGCGCTATAAGCCGCCTGCATTCCTATAATTGTTCCGTATGATTTTGTCCGCATAAAACGGCCAGCACCAGTGCCAATGGCTACCGTCCTTGACGTTGTGGCAACGCCATAGTCAACCCACGACCCGTCCCAGATGAACAGCTTCTTTGTGTCTATAATCGTGTATGCATCGCCTAGCGTGTTACCTGACACTGGCAATGCAGCCGCATTGGGAAGCGTTCCTTTGTTTGATACCACGTTCGCAGGCGAACCATTCCCGGCCTTATACCCACCGAAAAAGTTATAGGAGCCTTGATTATATTGTCCTGTTTGGTATCCAATACCTGTGCTTTCTTGCTCATCAATCGTCATCTGGAATGAGCGATACCCAATGCCAATCATACCAAACTTTGCCGTTGTAGACGAAAATGACGCAAGGGCATCAACACCAAGCCCTAAGTTGGCATGGCTGTAAATACCACCCGGCTGACGATAGATTATCTCGCCTTCGACGCTAAATACTTCCGAGTCAACATTGGACATGCCGGTAATAACACCGCCAGTAATGTTAACATCATCTGCATCTTGGCTAGCCATTGTACCTAAATGGCTGTTGCCTATGGCAAGGCGATACCAACGATCAAGGGCGAATACAATCCAGTCGCCAACTTCCCAGTTGGACATTCCATCCACAGTAGTGGTACCTGCTACGGAAACAATGAAAGCTGAACCGGTTTGGCCGATGCCAGATTTGATCGGAGGGACGTTGGTTGAGGCGTTCCAATAACGCGCAGTTGTTACAGATGAGAATGCCATTAGAGGACCCTCAAGGCAGTGACCGCGGTTTGAACGCGGGTGTTCAGATTGTCGGCTTGTGTGGCGTTGAGGCCGCCGCCATAACAGCCAAAAGTTATCTGACGGAGGCTTGCATTGTTAGCCTGAATTTGCAAATACCTAATTGACGCATTTGGATTTGCGAGCGATGCATTCGCATTTGACCCAACAAGGGAGCCTGCTAAATATCCATCCGTATTGGTGGCTCCAGTGCGAGAAAGGATCGTCAAGCCTCTGCTGTCTGTTATTGACGACGAAAGTGTGGTGTTTGTCGAATTGTTTGATCTGCAAGTAAAAAAGTTTCCAACTTCGCGCGGGCACACCCACATATCCTGCGCTGCATTTACACCAATAAAAGCAATTGAATTTGTTATATTGTTAGTTGTGTGACCCGCGATATGTGCGCTATCTTGTGTAAATACACCACCAGCAGTGGAAGGGATGAATCCCGTATCTATGTAAGCATCTTGAGATGCAGAGCCAGAGCCAGTGACACCGCGATAGCTGGTGAAGACGCTGGTAAAGCCTGGGGCTGTGGTTGCTACGCGGGAAGGGACTTTGAAATCGACTAGACCCTGTGCCAGTGTTTCAAGACAAAGGAAGTTGCCGCCGTCGATCAGGCTCCAAAGACCATCCGCCTTCAAACCCACAACGAAATTGTTCAGGATCGACTGAACCGTCGCATTCGGCTGCGTCGGCATTGCCGCGAACCATGCCCGAGCATCAGGATCGAATATAGGGCCACCATTATGGCCGATCCCGATTCCAAGGCTTAGGTTCATAGGCATCAGGCGAGGCCTACAAGGCTGGAGGCGGTCGTGCCTGTGGAGTTCACGCGAATGCCTTCGACGGGTAAGACAGTGCCTTGTGGGACCGCAAGGTATTGCACAGCGTTGTTGTTAGTGGAGACGACGGTGATGTTGCCGCCTGCGCCTACGTAGATTGCTCGAAAGCCTTGAGTTTCGTTGGTTGCGTCGGACAAGGTCAGGACCCAGTGGTCAATCGCAGGGGCATCTGCACCCGGCTGAAACCAACGGTTTATGCGAGAGAGAACGCCCATGTGAATCTCCAAGTCCCCGACCGTCTGCAAACACCAAGCCTAATGCCGCAGACGGTCGGGATTACGATGGGTGCAGGAGGAAGGTCCGCCCACCGCAATAGGGTTAATCTTCGAGTTGATTGTCGATCATGCGAACTTTGGATGAACGCGCGATTGCCTGTTCGAGCTTGGAGGCAAAGTCGACGTTGATGTTGACGGTGGTGGATTTCTTGTTGTACCCGATACGATCAGCGGAAGAGTCTGCGATTGAGAGTAAGCGTTGGATCGGGAGAGGTTCGTCATTCTCGTCAGCAGCGTCAAGTTGGTCGTTGATCTGTCGCCATGCTTTTGCGCCAGCGGAATGAATGTTGCGGTAGTACTCGTCACGTTGCTCGCGCCATGCTTCGGTTTCGGACCCACGGTATTTTTCGATGAGTTCAACCATCATCGGAGTGTTGCGGAGGAGAGAGGTGCGGGTGACGGAATAGCCTGTGTGTTCAGCGACTTCGTTGTTGGAGAGACCGGAGGCGAACAGGCGAGCCATGGTGTGATGAGAATCGCGGAGCTTGGCGATAACAACACGGGCCGAGGGTTTGCGCAGGGACTCGATGTCTGCCGTGGTCATCGGGCGGACTGAGATGATGCGTGGGGATTTGGCGTTGCGTTGTGCGATCATGGTTAGATTCGCCGTGGTATGCGCCCGATCACCGGTTGGGTGAAGGCAGGGGAAGGTAGGTTGTAGTGGGGATTGTGTTCGAGGATGAGTTCGAGATACTCGGCCTCGATGCGATCGGGGTGGACGGTTTTGATCAGGACTTGATCAAAGGGAATGCCCTTGACCGGGAACCAGTCCGGGACCTTTTTGCGGAGCAGACTTCGGTGTGAGGCAATCTTCGCCAACATCGACCGATCGGATTTGCCGACGAATACAACCTTGCCTTGCCGCAGAAGGACATAAATCCCCGGCTGAATCAGCGCAGTCGCATCCGTGAAACCATTCATAACCTGCTCCAATCTTACCACCAGTAGATCATATTTTTTAAGTTAAGTCAAGGGGGCAGGGGAGGATACACCATTTGCGAAAATGCAGTTTCGGGCTGGGAGGATGTCTGGGCCCGCGCGAGGCCCGAAATTTTGGCCCTAGGGGGTGCCTAGGGCCAGCCGTGGGTCAGGCGTTGGTGGTAAGCGATTGATTAGTCAGGCTTTTCTTGGGTGGAAAATTCGGTCCGATGATCCTCGACGAATTGGCACACTTCGGACCATTGCGAGTTGAGGCGGTCGAATTGGGAGAGGTACAGAGTGACAGGCCAACGGCCCATGCCGTAAATGGAAAGCGCGCCCTTGGCGGAGACTTTCAGGGTGAGCTTGCCGGCGGACTTAGCAGCGTTAGCAGCCGCCAATTTGGCGACGAGGAGCTTTAGGGCTTCAATTTCTTTGTCCTTGGCGGAAAGGTCAGGAAGGATATTGCGGTTGGCTTGGCTGGACATATGCTTGGCTCCTAAGAGGCGACGCCAGAAGCGGCGACAAATCGAACATGCCACATGGCGAGGTCGAATGCAAATCACAAAATCGTGATCGGTTGCAGGTCGCAAGCCGGGCGAGTTGGCATGGTGCTTGCCATACGCGCATGCGGGCGCATAGTGTGATGCGAATGCCACAGTGTTGCGCGGAAGCCACAGGCATTGCCATTCTATGCCCACCCTACTCCACTCTGTTGTAGGATATACTCTATCCAAATTAGGATAGGTTGTATAGCTACGCGCGTGCAACTCCCTCGGGTTTTTCTCTGGCTAAAGACCCTGAAGAAACCTTCTACAGACCTTCTACAGACCTTGCCATTGGCTGATGCTGTCGTCTGGCCACAATCCTAGCCAGCCTGCCCTACCATTCGCCACTTCCCTACCTACCTACGTCATTTCCCCACTTCCTTCCTCTTTTCTCTCTCTATCTCTCTATATATACTACTTAGAAGGGATAGGGGGAAGTGGGGAGGAGGAGAAACACCGGGGTGGGACGTAGGGACAGGCTAGGTGGGACTATCAGCCAATGGGAAGGTCTACAGGAGGTCTACAGGAGGTCTGTAGAAGGGTTGTAGGGACGCAACGCGAGGTTAGTCGCGAAGCTAGCACTGGAGGGACCATGGGCTGGCCTTGAGATAGAAAACCTACAACTCAGCGAATCACCCTGCGAATCATTTCCTATCGACTAGCCGGACCGACTGGCGTCGCTGGTTGAGATGTCGGCTAGGGTATAAGGCCTTGATACGATTGATAGCCATGTAAGCCCTGTAACGCTTGTAACTCTACCTAGCCACAGCGAATGCCTGAGATGTCGGCTAGTCAATGGGTTAACATTTACAATGCTTGCAAACCTAGCCACCATCTCAGGACTAACAACTCTATCCACTCTACCAAGCCTCCGACCCACCGGCCCGGTTGACAGCAACGGCGAATCGGCGCATGATGCCAGCGTCGGATCGAGATTGAGATAGGAAACCCGATGCCAAACCTAAACCCAAACATCCGCCCTTGCACACCCTACGAGATATGGCGCATGGGTCACGTCGGCCCTTGGTTTGATTATCTCTGCGCTCATACGCTGGATGAGGTGTCCTGCCATGAGCAAGAGGTATTCTTCACCGCGATAGTGTGGTGTTAGCCATGTCCCTCATACTCACCAAAGCCAACCGTTGGGAATTCTTCCTCCTAATGTGCGAGCAAAGCGTTAGGTGCACCTATGCACCTCTCGCTTACATCTACCACCGTCATCCCGAAATCATCTGGTGCTAGTCATGACCATCTACTCACACGCAAACTACCGCATCATCCTCAACGAAACCTGCGAACTCTACTACCGCGATAGCCTACTCTTCACCACAACCAATCCCATCGAATGCCTTGACTACATCAACTGGCGCTTGGAGGACTGACCCATGACCCCACTCGAAACCTTCCTCACCTTCGGCCAACCTTGGCCTGCCATCATCTGCCTGTTCATCAGCCTCGGCCTATCCGCGGCTGCAATCTATGGGAGAGAGTGATGTGTGTAGTCTATGCCCATGTCTACAGCGATTGGTGGGAGATGCTCGTTGAGGATTACAGATGGTGGGCTCGTGGGTTTATTAACCCTAAAGCCAACGAATGCCTCTGGATCATCCCCGGCACCATAGACCCAATGGAGGACTGAGTATGGCTAAACGTATCAAAACTCTCAAGCGTGATCCTTATTGGACTGCTGACATAGCAGGGTATCGTATGCAGGCTAGCGCTGATATGATTAAACGTGTAATATCTGCACCAGTCAATCGCTACAATGGGCGATCATGTTGGTATTGGATACGCATGATTGATGGCAGTCTTATGCTTGCCACATACCCACGAGGTGATCTATACTTCGAAACAGAACTCGATCATCTCCATCTTTGACGAACAAAATCGCTGAAAATAGTTCTTGATTATCCAAACCACTTATGGTATCATAAGGGATAATCAAGGATCACCACAGGCAAAGGAAGCTGAACATGATCCTAAACCACTGGCACTTAGATTGGTCCACCTTCGGCAACTCTCCCGCCGAATGGTTTGAAGCCTTCTCACCCTTCGCAGACTGGATAGCTGATAACGATAACTGAGGATCAAATCATGCACTCAATCACTTGGCAACCTCTCGCTGGACTAAACTTACCCGATGGCACACTCGCAATGGTATCGGGATTTTGTCTCCATGACCCTAGCAAAGGACGTTGGGCTGAGTATGCAATTTACAGTGCAGAAGAAAAGCTTTGGTACCCTGCGGACGTAGAAGAAACAGGTGCTTCTGGCTTATATCCTCCTACCCATTATATCCCAATACCCTCCACCGATACAATATGCGACAACTCGCCGCAGCCCGCAATTCCCGCTTGACACCGCCGCAAAAATCCGCCATAATGGTCGGGCAATACAGACAAACCCTTACCTCTTAGGAGCAAGCCAATGGTAAAGATAAAGCAACCTGTAGATTACTTTGTAACCCGTGTTATTACCAGAGCCAAGACCGAAGGCATTGGCCAAGATGATAAGTTCAACCATATCTACTGCCACTACATGGAGAAAGTTCATAACTGCGGAATGTCAGTATCTCTCGCAGTTGATCGTTTTTTCCGAGACCTAGCTGGTGACAACTACCACCCATCCAAGCCCCAACGCTCTGGCTTTGGCTCAACCAACAAACAGGAGGCTTAACCCATGTCCCTACGCAAAATCGGCGGACTCTACTGGCTCTCCATCGGACCCTTTCGCCTAGCCTTCTGCAAGACCAAAGCCAAGCCCCGCTTTCGCCACGGAATAAGGATCGCCTAACATGAAACGCCGCAAGCCTAACTTCATCCACATCGAATGGGAACGTGGTGGCAAGTATCTAGCATTCGGAATTCAATACAATCCGAACGGCCAACGCTACGTTGCCTATAAGCTCCACCCAACAAAAGGTTGGCGTCCAGCTTAGGGATCATTGAAAGATGGAGGCGTTGGCAACACCAGCCCCTCCATCCTTGAGCGATCCCGCTCAACCGGCCTAGAGTATGGTGTGACGGTAGGAGACCCTGTGCCTCCTGTGACCCTCAGCTATCACCATAGACGGCCAAACACCGGGCAATCCTGCCCATAGGAGCTTAGCACAATGGCTAAACTGAATATCCCTATCACCAAGGCCGGCAACAAGACCATCGAGGTAGACACCGATGTCCACCTCGCTGACGAGAGCATGTTTCGACTGGTAATCGAAGCTGGTCTCAAAGCCGTCCTGAACCTGAAGATGAGCAAGGTCAAGTCAGCCAAGGGTCTCTCCGAAGCTGACGCTGCCAAGGAACACGCTGCGGCTATGGAAATCGCTGCGAAGAACCTTGACGATCTTGCCAACGCTCGTACCAAGAAGGGCCGTGCTGCTGGCGCTTCGAAGGTTGCAGGCGTGGTGATGACCGAAGCCCGTCGTCTGGCCAAGGAAATCATCAAGAACGAAATCCGTGCGGCTGGAATGAAGGTCAGCCATGTGGAAGCGTCACAGATCACCGCTCTCGCCAATGAATTCCTCAAGGGTGAGCAAGGTGCATCGCTGATCGAAGAGGCCAAGGCCAACATCGAGAAGCGTTCGGCCAAGGTCAACGACGACAAGGAAGCGGCAGTCGCTCTCCTCCAGAAGCTCGGTGGTGTTGTTGAGTCCCCCAAGCTTGTCGCCAAGGCCGAAAAGGAAAAGGCCGACAAGAAGTCCACCCTGTCGGCCAAGCAGGCTGGCAAGGTAGCGCCCCGCAAGGCGAAGGCTGAGGCGACCGCCCCGGCCCACTAATACCTACGGCGGACGGTACGAAGAAGCCAAGCCGATCTACTGTCCGCCCTAGCACATAGCTGCCTCATTTGCAGCACTACCTACGGACTGCGCTAGCCGCATATGTCCACCGAAGCCTGACTGATCGCCAGATGGAATAGACGGCAGTGGCATTTTACCACTTACAGTCAGCCAACATGTAGTAAGGAACCTCTACCGTGAATGGGGCAGCCACGTTAACCTGACCCCACTTTCAAGATGTCGGTAAACTGCCACATAGACCGACATAACCCAACAGGAAAACCAAGCCATGGATACCAACAACATCTCCTCCATCCTCGAAGCAATCGCCAAGGCCAACGAAGCAGTCAAGCAGGTTCCGGCTCTTGAGGCTGAAATCAACGATCTGATGCAAAAGGTCGAAAACAGTGCAGATACAATCGCCACCCTCAACGATCGCATCAATGTCCAAGCATCCACCCTCACCGATCGAGCAGAAACTATTGCCCGTCTCGAAAAGGAACTCAGTGAGGCGCGATTTCGTGAGCAGGCTGCTCGGGAGGCTAATGACAGGGCTATCACTACTCTGCGTGATATCGTGGACTTCGCTAACGTTGCTCTTCCTGTACCTGCAAAACCGGAAGTAGTGGAGGAAGCGATTGCTCATGCTGTGGAGATGGCGCAAGCTGTCCCTTTGGCCGACACGGATACTGCGTCGTCTGGGGAGATAGCAAAATCCGAACCTGCACCTTCTATGACAATCGAAACGGGCAAGGATAACACAGTCTACGGCTATGGCGATCTTAACAAGATCGAACCGGAACCCGCCTCCAAGCCCCACGCCGGACAGCCCTACGCCGACAAGCCTTGGTGGATGTCTGACTCCGAATGGTTTGCCCTCGGCGGACAGGAGTGGACTTGGAAGCAACATGGCTACGCCACCAAGCCTTCATGGTGGGCTGCTGACTAACACCAAGTCCGGGGAGGGGTTCGCCTCTCCCCACGACATACCATCATAGGGATACCCTGTCCCTATCATCGTATGCCGGAGAACAAGCCATGATGATTACCAAGAAAGACCGCCCGACAGCCGACGTTTTCAACGAGGAAACCTTTCCGTTCGGCAAGCGTGCAGGTGATAACAAATACAACCTACACTCTTGCCCATTTTGCACCAAGCCACCGACCAAGCCTACAGCGGAACAATGGGACGAAATGAAATTCAACGGACCTGCCCCCAACGAAGGCTTCTACCTTTTCCGCGATGAACTCTCGGCCCGCGAATACTATATCTCCGGCCTGTGCCAAGACTGCCAAGACGAAACCTTCAAAGCCCATCCGGAGGACGAGCCATGACCAAAATCGCATACAATGCCTGCTTCGGTGGCTTCTCAATAAGCGAAGCTGCTATTCGCCTAGGCCGTAAACTATCCAATGATCCCAAATGGGGCGGACCTTGTTTTGTTGGCGAAGCCTATGAAGATGGTAGCGTAATCAAAGAAAGAATTTTCACACACTTCAATAGCTACGGCCGCAATATCCCACGCACAGACCCCATTCTCATCGCTGTTATCGAGCAACTCTGCGAAGCTGTTAATGGTTCTTTTGCCAACGTCCAAATTCATGAACTCCCACCCGGTACACTATACCGCATCGACGAATACGATGGCAGTGAAACAGTCATGACACAAGCAGACTACGAATGGAGTGTAGCATGACCGTCAACCCTAAATCAGCTGCACCACACAATGCCCTACACATGTGGGCCAACGGCGATTCAATCCTCGTCGAACTCCCGGTTCGCTCCGGCGGTTTCACCCTAATCTCCTTCCCCCGCAACGCTCTTGGCCTTTCCAAAGCTCTCGCCTTGATCGCGCCGCCGCAAGACTTCCACGGTGGAACCTACGTCCTGCCCCGAGCCAAGCGCCCAGTTGGAACCCTTGTCCAACAAACCATGGCAGAGGCTTTGCTGCGCGCGCGGGGAATTATCAAGTGACCATCGAATCCCTCCTCACCGAAATATCCGAACGCGGCTGGTTTGTCTACTCCGCGCGCGAATGTGACCATGATCGAACTCTCTCGGGCGACCAATGGCAAGTTACACTAACCAAACCCGACGCATTCACTGGATACAACTATGTATCCTACGGCCAAGCCACAACTCTTGCCCTAGCCCTAGCTTCCGCTTTAGACAACATCGAATCAGCCGAGCGTAAAATTAAAGAATCTCCAACTTATGTTCTCAACAAAACTCCCTCGGTGGATTTATCTTCCATCCTCACCAAACTTTCCAAGCCCCTCGAACCGATTAAACGGAGGATTTAGTATGGACCTGAACGCACTTGACGCAGCCCACTACGCCACCAACCAACGAAAGCAGATCACATGTCAAAATACGAATCTTCCGCAGGCCAAGTCTCCCAATCCGACACCTTCTTCAAATTCATCCACCTGATCCGTGAGGCTCAAGACCAAGCCGCACTCATGGGCCATCTCTTGAAATCCCACGGCAATTCCAAAGACGACCTCCTCGGCCAAGGTTGGCTCGCTGTCTCCGAAATGCTCGGCAATACCGTAACCGCAACCACCAAGCTGGCGCAAGGAAAGCTTCAATGACCCTCTCCGAACTCGATGAAATCTCCATGCGACCAAAGGACCCTACCATGACCGAATTCTCCAATCCATCCCCAATGCCCAGACAGACCACCCCATTCACCCCGCCCACCGGCCCTCGCCACGAATACATGATCGTCTATAACTTCAACCTTCCCAACAACACCACTTCATCCGGCCGCATCTTCGTCAACCTCGACCACTTCCTCGACAACCAAGATGCAATAATCCGGCTCGAAAAAGAACTCCAAGAATCCTTCGCCCGCAACAACATCCCCATCCAGCAGATGTTCATCGCGAACTTCATCCACATCCGCACCATCGCTGGATAACTTTCCCTTCCAACCAACCACATTCCCTCTAGACTTATCAGGGGGAGTGTGGTATCATCAGGAATAATCAGAGGAGTAAACCATGACCCCAATAGCCTCCGACATCATCGCTGCCGCCAGCTACGAATTCAAAACCAAGACCCTCATCCTCAAATTCGCGCGTGGCGGAACTCTCTACGAATACCCCGACGTCCCGCCACACATCTACACCAATCTCCTCGATGCAACTTCCCCCGGTTCCTACTTCCACGCGAAGATCAAGAATCAGTATAAGGGGAAGAAGATGGAGACGCAGGCAGATGACTAAGCCCAACGCCAAACGCATGGCAGTATGGAAACACAACGGTCTGATCGGGTCCACCGAACTTGCCTGTAGTGTAATGGACCGAATCATGACTTCATCCACAGCAACCACTGATGCCAAAGACAGAGCTAAGATATTATATCAAGGTCTAAAGGACCTTAAAGTGGCATTGAAGGAACGGGTTGATGATTAACCGCCGATTCTTCCAAACAAACCAAATCCTCAACGACATGCTAAAACACGAAAGCCAAGCCAATGAAACGACAATCCAAAGCTGAAGAAGCCCTCAATCGTCAGATCAAGCAACTCGAAGCACAAGAAGATACCCTTCGCACTACCATTCGTGAATATCAAGTCCAACTCGAAACTCACGGCAACATTCGCCGCCAACTCGAAACCCATAGAAACAATCTTGCAAGCGCCCGCAAGTTAGCCTCAGAACGGAACAAGCCATGAGCCACCCGCCCACCACCGAACAATCCGCAATCCTCGACTTCGCTGCCACCTCCACTTCCAACCTTATGATTCGTGCATTCGCAGGGTGCGGCAAGACCTCCACCCTCGAAATGATCGACCGCCTACTTTCCTCCACCCCCAAAATGCTCCTCTGCTTCAACAAGGCCATCGCGACCGAAGCCAAGGAACGTATGCTGCCATCCACCGTTGTCAAAACCTTCAACGGTCTCGGCCATGGCATCTGGGCCGACGCAACCGGCCATCGCCTGACCCTCAACACCCGGAAAATCTCCGACATCTTCCGCAAGATCATCGACGATGCTCCTCGCCACGAGCGATCCGAACTCTGGGCAATCTCCGAGCAAGTCTACGCTGGTGTCAACTTCGCCCGAGCCATTGGCTACATCCCACCAAACCATGCCAAAGCCGACAAAGCTCTCTGCGATTTCTCCTCCGTCGTCCGCCTCCTCGACGAAACCCCGACCTCCGAAGTCCACGCCCTGATCGACAAAGTCCTGACCATCTCCATCACCCAAGCCTACGCAGGATCGGTTGACTTCAATGACCAAATCTATATGCCCGCACTGTTCTCCGGTGCGTATCCTACCTTCCCTCTCGTTCTTATCGACGAATACCAAGACCTGTCGCCCGTTAACCGACGAATGGTGGAGAAGCTTTGCCGCCGATCTAGGCAAATTGGTGTCGGAGATGAGGCCCAGGCCATCTATGGTTTTCGTGGAGCCGATGAATCTTCTATGCCAACGGCTATACAACAATTCGGGATGGATGTGCTTCCACTCTCCCTCACCTTCCGTTGCCCGTCCGTTATCGTTGATAATGTCAAATGGCGAGTGCCTAACTTTAGGGCCTTTAATATCGGAGGCAGAGTTGAAACTCTTGATGAATTTGAACTCGAAGACCACTCCGCTGTGATCTGTCGCAACAACGCCCCGCTCCTCGCTGTCGCCATGAAGGAAGTCCTCAAAGGCAATACCGTGGATGTTTCCGGCGTTGACATCGGTGCCAAGGTAATCAAAACCATGGAGAAACTCGGCTCCGAAACTATGACCCAACGCCAGACCATCTCTGCAATCAACGACTGGCTGGACGAGAAACTCTCCCTCGATTCCAAAACCGCTCGTGACCTCGCTGGCTGTATGGTTGAATTCGCCAAACACGGTAAGACCCTATCCGCAGCGATCGCCTACGCCAAGCACCTCTTCGAAAACTCCCGCGGCACAATCCGCTTCATGACCGGCCACAAAGCCAAAGGCCTCGAATTCGACCACGTCTACCACCTAGAACCCGGCCTGCTCAAGCACAAAGACCAAGATGACAACGTCCACTATGTCATCGACTCCCGCCCCAAGCAAACCCTATCCTACATCAACGTACCAGCCCCGGAGATTGTGTTATGACCCTCACCGATCCACCCGAAACGCACATCGGTGATAACATCTACATCTCAGTCGATGGCGACATCCTCCGCATCGAGGCTTTCCATGAAGATGGTAGTGACATAATCTACCTCAACGAAAACAACTACATAGCCCTAGTTGAATTCATCAACGCCAAACAAACCAAGGACTCAACCAATGGCACTGTCTAACCAAATCGCAGCCTATTCCGACTGCGAGGACCTATTCACCCGAGCCAAAGCCGATCCCGTCGGTGCCCGAGCTTGCTTCGCAACCGATGCCCAAGCCAAATACTTCCGCTTGCGCCTCAACAATTACCGCGTCCTACTCCGCCGCGAATCCATCCGCATCTACGATCGCACCGACCCACTCTACGGCAAATCCGACTACGACGAATTCATCTGCCAAGTCAAGGAAGACGACGCTGGTGAATTCTGGGTCTACGTCTCCCGCACCAACAACGAAATCCTAGATATTCAACCTCTATCGGAGGCAGTCAATGGCGTTGAAACCTGAACTACTCACGGCTTTGTTTGAAAAGGCTGCGGAGGAGGAACTCGGCCTTGTTATCGAGACCCAGAACCCCAAGCAGATGCAAATCCTTCTGTGCCACCACCGCAAGGAATACGGTCTGACCAAGTTCGAAAACCTCGTCGTTGCCATTCCATCTGAACCCAATACCGTCTTTATCTCCAAGAAATCGGTGGACCTCGATGCCTGAACTCCACCGAACCAACATCAACCTTCACGCTTCCGACGTCGCCTACTTCCAATCTCGCTATGGCTATGGATGGACCGAGAAAGTTCGCGACATCATCCACGATTGGGTCCGAACCAAAAATGCCATAGGCCCTGCATACACCGAATCGGCAAATTCGAAATTTTCTGGAAGCGAACTCGACGAACTCCTCAAGGAACAATCCGATGACTGACCGAGAAAGGGCTGAACATTATTTACAATCCGCAATCCCCAATTCAATGTAAGTCAGGGCACAATCTGGAATGTTCTAACAGGCACAAGAGGATATGCAGATGTCAACAGATCTTGATGAGCTCAACCGCCGCGATCCCCTGAAACTCTCCGACCAAGACATCGAAGAAATCATCGAGAACCACCGCAAAGCCCGGCGACGCAAAGCCGCTGGTGAGAAAGTCACCAAGCCTGCCCAGAACCTAGACTTCATCCTCAACAAACTCCAGATCGACAAACCAGCAGCCACCAGCGAACCCATCAAGCGGAGGATATAATCATGGAAAAGGAATTAGCTGATAAAATCAGAGCCCAACTCAAAGACACTCACAATCTTGAATTAGCTCTTCTTAACTGGCTCAAGTCCCAAAATCCAAGCCCGATAGTGGCCATAATAGCATTAACAGAGGTCTTGGGGAATCTATTACAAGAGATCGGTAAAGAGGATAAAATCCTAGGCATATTCAATCTCGAAATCGCCATTAAAATGATCCGTGAAATCGCAACCAAGGCACCCTCCAATGGCTGACCAAACCCTCGACGAATCCACCCTCACAGTCGGCGCAACCTCCCCCTTCCTCCCCGGAACCAACATCCAATTTGCATGGGATTCCACCTCACTCGGCCTGATCAAAACCTGCCCACGCCTTTACCAACTCACCATGATCGAAGGCTGGACGCCTAAGGACGAATCAGTCCATCTCCGGTTCGGCATTGAATACCACACCGCGATGCAGGACTACGCTATCGCTATTGAGGAAGGTGACGACCACGACACAGCAACTCACAAGGTCGTCCGTGGCCTGATCGAACGTACCGCCGACTGGGTCGTTGATCGTGAGACAAAAGCTGGTAAGTACAAAAACCACGACACACTCGTCTCTGTCGTCATCGACTATCTCGACCACTACAAAGACGATCCGGCCAAGACCTACATCAAATCTGATGGCACCCCCGCAGTCGAACTCAGCTTCCGGTTTGAACTCTCCTATGGCCCGACCTACATCGAATACGGTTCCGGTCCTGACGCAGATGGCATCGTCCGTGAGACCACAATCGAACACTACCAACCCTACATCCTCTGCGGCCATCTTGACCGTGTCGTAGAGTTCAACGATCAACTCATGGTGATGGACCACAAGACCACCACCACAACTCCGAGCGCGTACTACTTTGCCCAATACGAACCAAATAACCAGATGTCACTATACACACTGGCTGCTCAAATCCTCCTCGACACACCAATCAAAGGAGTCTGCATCTCCGCTGCCCAAATCCTCCTCGAAAAACCCCATACCTTCGTCCGCGGTTTCACCTACCGAACTCCCGGACAAACCGAAGAGTGGATCAACGATGCCGGGCTCCACATGCTCAACGCCGAAAACTACGCCAAGATCAACTACTGGCCAATGAACGACACAGCCTGCGACAAGTTCGGCGGATGCAAGTTCCGGGGAGTATGCTCTAAGGACCCAGAAGTCCGGGAGATATTCCTTCGGAATGATTTCAACAAGCTTGAGGCTGATGAACGATGGAACCCGCTAAGGAGTCGTTAAGATGGACAAATATGATTTTCTATTCGTCACTCTACTTGTGGATGAAGGAACTTGGTGGGTAATGGCAGCGCGTCCATTAGGTTCGGTTCCTGTATCAGGACCATATAGTGGCAGAGAAGATGCTGAATCAGCAATGATAACTCAAGCCTATCGCATTCGTCAAGGTTGGTCCCCATGAACCGCATCACCGTCGCCGCAATCATCGACAAGGTCGAAGAAAAGTTCACCTACACCGAATGGGAAAAAACAGATTTTGGTGTAACGAACAAGCGCAACTCCATCGGATGGTATATCCAATTCGTAGGCTCCTCAGAATCCATCCACCTCTTCGACGCCGATCCGGGATGGAAGCCGGGGGATAAAGTCACCATCACGTTCGAAAGGACAACGACATGAAAGTCGTAGCCAAAACTGACAAAGGTTATCTAGTTCAGATATCCTACGAAGAACTCGGTGTCATCACTGGCTTTGGGAAATATCCCGCATATGGCAGCGACGAAAAGAAAGCCAAGTTCTGCAAGGCTGTGGGTATAAAAGATTCGCACTCTACCATCCCCACCGACACAGTTATCGAAGTCATATCCGGCGTTGATTACATAGCAAGGATCAGAAACAAAGCCACAACAGTAAAGAAAACAGCAAATGAACTCCGCGAACTAGCTGACCTGCTCGACAAGTCCATCCCCGACATTCTTATCCCACCAGCTGAGGAACCCAATGCCTAAACTCTCCGCTCACCAATCCAATTCTAACACCAAACTCCTCCTCATCGGCGATGCCAAGTCCGGCAAGACCGGTTCCCTCGTCTCCCTCGTCAAAGCTGGATACAAACTCCGCATCCTCGACTTCGACAACCTCCTCGATATCCTCAAGGGCATGATCGAGAAAGAATGCCCGGACAAAATCGACAACGTCGAGTTCCGTACCCTCCGCGACAAGATCAAATCCGGACCAGCCGGTGCAGTCATCGACGGACGCCCAAAGGCATGGATTGATGCGATCAAAATGTGCGATCATTGGAAGTACAAAGACGACGATGACACTGAAGTCGACCTTGGCAGACCCGCTGATTGGGGACCTGATTGTATCCTCGTCATCGATTCGCTCTCCCGTCTCTGCGATGCTGCTTACGACTACCACGAATCCATCATCCCACCGGGTAAGGGCGGCTCCATTGACGGTCGAGCGGTATATGGAAATGCTCAAGACGACATCGAAAAGTTCATCGCGTTGTTGACTTCTAAGGGAATGGCGACTAACATCATAGTAATCGCACACGTGACCTATCAAGATCAACCGGACGGAACAACCAAGGGATTCCCTCAGGGCGTCGGGCAGAAGCTCTCGCCGAAAATCCCTCAGTATTTCCCTTCGGTTGTTCTCTACACCAATCGGAACGGCAAACGTACCATCCAGACTAACTCGACTCCGATGATGGACCTTGCCAATCCCAAGCCGTTCGCAATGGCCAAAGAATACCCAATCGAGACTGGCCTTGCAACATTCTTCGAGGTGCTTCGGGGTAAGCCTTCGGAGGAACCCAAGCCAGCCACAAGGAAAATTTAAATGCAACCTGACAGAGAACTTACATACGGCGAGCAAGCAGTTGGGCTCACGTTCAACCCGTCGAACAATGATGCAGTGCATCAGATGAAGATCGCATATGCAATCATCATCGACAATCTTAACGACACACGCAGACTTGCAGTCGCAGCCGGTGATAGTGAAAAAGCTCGACTGTGTTCTGTCGCCATCACCGAAGCTCAAACCGCACAAATGTGGGCAATCAAGGCTATCACATGGAAAGTTTGATGAACCCCCGGCCGTCACCGGACACTCCGCAACAACCCCAAGGCGTGACGCTTGAGTATCTCCTCAACATCCGCATCGGGCTTGACCAGATCAAAGGCAACTCAAAGGAGCTACAGGACGCAAGGAAAAAACTCGAAATTATCATCTGCAATGTCATCAGTGGGTTCACTCCCATTGTCCCTGAACCATCGAAGGACAACCTTCAATGAACGACCAACCCAACTTCGCATCCATCCTCGACGAAGCTCCTACCGAAATCAACCGCCCGAAACCTCTTCCGGTCGGCACCTATATCTGCGTCGTCCAAGGCCAGCCTACCTACGACAAGTCCAACAAGAAAGGCACCCCTTACGTTCAGTTCACTCTGCGGCCGGTCGCTGCCGAGGAAGACGTTGATCCGGAAGAGTTGGAAGCAATGGGTGGCATGGAGAGCAAAACTCTCCGAGCCACCTTCTACCTCACCGAGGACGCTGTCTACCGCCTCGATGAATTCCATCAGCATTGCGGCGTAGACATCTCCGATGCTTCCGTCTCTCGGAGGAACCGGAATGAGAACATCGTCAACGCTCAGGTCCGCGCGGTGGTTTCCCATCGCATGGCCGAAGACGGTTCGCAGGTGTATGCAGAGTTGAAGCGTACAGCATCGGCGGATTGATCCAACCGGGAGGGGTGGTTCGCTGCCCCTCCCGACCGCGGGGAAAGTCATGATAGACTGGCTTTCGTATTATGGAGGCAATACCGTGATAGATATCAAGCAAACAACCGAACAGCTTCTGACCGAACGTGGAAAAACTCACGGTGATTATTCTGTACATGCCAAGGCAACGCAAGAAATCAAAGAAGTCATAATCAGATTCAGTCGTCCAGAACACAATCACATGATGCTCGAATCCCTCGATATGATCGCGCACAAGATGGGCCGTATTCTCGCAGGTGATCCAGATTTCCGTGATCATTGGGATGATATCGCAGGTTATGCCAAACTTGTTGCGGATCGCTGTAGAAAATGAAACCAATCGTTCTCGTAGGCGAGGCCTATTCCGATTCCGACTTCCGATCCCAATCAGCCTTTTCCGGTTCAACCGGCATCGAGTTATTCCGGATGCTCAACGAATCCGGTCTCCTTACCGCCACCTCCCTCGACCGCGAACTCATCAACAAGTTCTACTCCACCCAAGACCCAACTATCCCCAAAACAATGTGGTCACTTCACCCCGAAGTCTATCTCACCAACGTCTTCAATCTCAAAGCACCTTCCAACGACATGGAGTTCTTCTGTGGACCCAAAGCAACCGGCATCCCCGGATACCCACCACTCCTCAAATCCAAATACGTCCGCGCCGAATTCGAACCAGAACTCGACAGGCTGTGCGCTGAGATTCTCGATCGTGATCCTAATCTGGTTATATGCCTTGGGAATACTGCTCTTTGGGCTTTGGCCGGGCGCACGGGGATCATGAAGATTCGCGGCACCACACTCTACTCCACCCACACTGTCGCAGACTTCAAACTCCTTCCCACCTACCATCCATCCGCAGTGACCCGTCAGTGGGAAAATCGACCGACTGTAATCGCAGACTTTATGAAAGCCAAAAGGGAGGCTAAGCATGGACAGATCATCAGACCAGCTAGAGACATTTGGATTGAGCCCTCTCTGCGAGACATTGAGGATTTTGAAAGCCGATTCATTCGGAACTGTGACCTACTATCTGTCGATATTGAAACAAGCGGATCACGCATTACGTGCATTGGATTTGCTCCTTCCCCACGAATTGCAATCGTTATTCCTTTCGATGACTCCCGAGCAAAGAACGGAAATTATTGGGAGACTCGCGAGGATGAAATCGCATGCTGGCGCATTGTCCGAAGAATTCTCGGCGATCCGAGTACCCCTAAACTCTTTCAAAATGGAATGTACGACATCGCCTTCCTCTGGCGAGCCTACGGAATCAAAACCATGAATGCGGCTGAGGACACGATGTTACTCCAGCATGCAATCCAACCGGAAGCTCTCAAGGGTCTCGGCTATCTCGGTTCGATCTATTCCGACGAAGGTAGCTGGAAGCATATGAGGAAGAAAGACGAAACGATCAAGAGGGATGCGTAATGAACGATAGAATTCCCGGCACAACATACGACAATCCAATCTGGTATCGTAACTACCGAATATACTTAAATGATTATGGGCCATACACATGCACATACACCTATGCTCATGATAGTTACGATGGTGCAGAAGATGCATATGATAATCGTTACGGTTATGGTGCTACCATTGAAGAATGCAAAGCTGAGATAGATTCCAAGGAAGACGACTAAATGAAAATCATCCGCACTCATGAAATGGACCCCGAGTCCCTCACCGAATTCGAACGGGACTGCGTCTATAACGGCCTCGACTGCTGCGTAACTCGTGACGTATTCGACGGCCTCCATCCACAACTCGACAACCACACAGGCGGGACCTATGCCTTCTCCAAGTCCCTCCAAGCCCCGACCTTAGAAATGCGATGCAGAGGAGTGCTGGTAGATGACCAACGAAAAGCAGAAGTCATCGATGAATACTTCGAAATCATGGAAAGGGTTGAACGACAGCTCAACCGAATTGTATTTGAAGGAGTTGGTTTGGAATCCTTCAACTGGCGTAGCCACAGTGACTTACGAAAATTGTTTTATGACACCCTTGGAATTCCTCCAATTCGTAAGCAAGGGCGACCCACAACTGATAGAGGAGCTAGAGAAAAACTCGCCATCTATCCCATCGCCCAACAACTCGTCTCCCACATCAACATCCTCACCACCCTCGGAGACAAAATCTCCGTCCTTCGAACAGCGATTGATCCAGATGGACGCATTCGGAGCAGCTATAATATTGCGGGCACTTCAACTGGTAGATTCTCATCCTCAGCTTCTGAGTTTGGAACAGGAGGCAATCTCCAAAATGTTGAAGAATCTCTCCGAAGCATTTTCATCTCCGACCCCGGAATGAAATTCGCAAAGTGTGATGCCAAATCCGGCGAGTCCTTCTGCGTCGGAGCAATCGAATGGAACTTATTCAATGACGGACGCTTCCTCGACGCCTGTGAATCTGGTGACCCTCACACAGCAGTTGCTCGCATTTGTTGGCCAAACCTTCCGTGGACCGGGGACCTTAAACGAGATAAGGATATCGCTGAAAGACCATACTATCGTCATTACACCTACCGCTTCATGTGCAAAAAACTCGGCCATGGAAGCAACTACGGAGGTAAGCCTGAAACCCTCGCCGAGCAATCCAAGCTCGACATCTCCGTTGTCCGAGACTTCCAACCTAAATACTTTTCAGCTTTCCCTGCGCACCAACAATGGCAAAAACATGTCGATGATACTCTACGCAAACAGGGATACCTTATCAGCCTTCTTGGACGAAAACGATGGTTTTTTGGTAGACGCAACGATCCGAGCACCCTCCGGGAAGCGATTGCCTATGACCCGCAATCGAGTTTGGCTGAGCTCGTAAACCAAGCCATGCTCAACATCTGGCGGCAAGACATCGCCGCCATCATGATGCACGACCATGACGCCCTTACTTTCATGTACCCCGAGAAAGACGAAGACATCATCATCCCGCAGATCATGGCCAACCTCTCGATCCCCGTAGAACTCAACGGAGGTCGCATCATGCGAATCCCATACGACTGCAAAGTAGGCTGGAATAAGGGCGATTTTGATTATGACAACCCCACCAAAAACCCGAACGGCCTCAAAGATTACACCGGGCCAGACAAGCGGACCCGGCAAGCGCAAGTTGGAATCTTGGATCGAGTCGTTCGTAAAGGAAACTAAAAACCTCCACGCTCCGGAAATCTTCCGGAGATGGGCTGCGATCACTGCAATCTCTGCGGTGTTGGAACAGAAGGTCTGGGTAACCACCTCCCGGCCACTGTTCCCGAACATCTTCGCATTCCTTGTCGGACATCCGGGCGTGGGTAAGTCTAGAACCATGTCAGAGGTCAGGCATATCGTTCAGAAAATCCCAGACTTCCACCTTGCCCCAATCTCCATGACATTCGCATCCCTCGTCGATACTCTCCTAGTCTCCAAACGCAACATCATCCGGCCCAACGAAGACCAACTCGAATACAATTCCATGTACATCTGCGCTGACGAACTCGGCGCATTCATCCACAAATACGACAACGAAATGATCGACGGCCTTTCAGCCTTCTACGACCCTGCCCCATACCAACAAGTCCGCCGCACTTCCGACCTTAAGATCAAGATCGCAAGCCCGCAACTCAACATCCTCTGCGGTACCACTCCGCAAAACCTCACCGACCTGATGCCAGAGAAAGCATGGGGTCAAGGTTTCACCTCCCGCCTAATCATGGTATTCTCCGACGAAAGGATTATCGGTGATGACTTCGCACCAGAAGACGCTCGCGACACAACAAACCTTGAACATGACATTGCTATCATCAACGGTCTTGTCGGGCAGTTTGAAGTCACTAGCGAATATCGAGAGGCTGTTAATAACTGGCGAGCGTTGGGCGAACCGCCTGTCCCGGCCCACCCCAAACTCATTCATTACGTCACTCGTCGCAGAACGCACTTATACAAACTTTCAATGATATCTGCAATCGATCGCTCCAATGCTCTCATTCTTACCCGAGCGGACTTCAACCGAGCCATGGGATGGCTCCTCGAAGCCGAAGGAACAATGGGAGAAATCTTCAAGGCAGGTGCAACAAATGCTGATGCTCAGGCCATGGAAGAGATTGTTCACTTTATTAAGATTAATGATAAAGGCCAAGGAGTCAGTGAACAAAAGATCACCAGATTTGCAGCAGATCGAATCCCAATACAAAGCATTCTTCGCACAGTAGAAATCCTTGAGAAGTCCGGGCAGATTGAACTTCGTGGAATCGACCGCGCTACGAAGTTTAGATGGTTCTCAGCGGCACCGCAGATATAGGAGAAGCATGACATCACTCGATAGAAACTGGCTTGAGATTGAACTTGCTTCCATCGAGATTGAATCCATAACATGGCCTCAATGGATGCATGCCTGCTTAGGTAATATCCGAACACAAATCAAAAAGGAGAAGCAAATGCTACCACATCAAGAACGTGTTGTTGCCGAGGAGAAAGAACTCTCGGATAAGTTCATCGCACTGGGTCTATACATCGGGTCAGAAGAATTCAAAACCCTAGACCAGATTGATCAAGATTTGCTCCGTCAGCAATTCGACACCATGCGAGAGTATCGCAACATACTTGCATCTCGTATCACCCGGTTCACGCCTAAGAATCGGAGGGTGTGAAATGAAAAAGCCCCGGAGCCATAAGCCCCGGGGCAAGTCATTCGCGTAGAACTCGCTGTTACACGAGCATTGGCCCAACGGGTATCAGACCAATTCCTAGTGAGGTGGCTTTATCGTAAACGAAATATTCGCATAAAGCCACATTCCGAAAGCCGTCAGCGAAGTCCATAACCCTGTGAGAACTCCGATAACAGTATTCACTTTGTCCCGAGATTTCTCCAGCGATTCAATCCGAGTGTCCTGATCCTTAAACGATATCGCTCCTTTTTCTAATTGATCAGCAATTGATTTCTGCCGTTCTTCTACCCTCACCATTGCCAACGTAACACTATGATGCTGCTCGGCCATTCTATCTTGTTTAGTCTCAATCGCATCCAGCTTCCGCACAAGCTGAGCAAACAAGCCATTATCTTGAGAGATATCATCATTCATCGCCCCACACCTTTCTGGCAGTTTGCTTTCCACTTAGCAAACTCTCTCGCGGCTTGTACTTGTGTCTCTTTTGTGTCCTGCCTTGACGGCCTGACAGGTTGATGGATTCGGCAGTATGTATCCAGTGGTGCCTTAGGAGCATCCGCAGGCTGACATACCATTAAGATAATCCCAAAGCACCACTGCATATTAGTCTCTCCTAAAGAGTTCCGGATCGAACTCGCCTTGTTTCGCATTCTCTTCCGCGAGTTCGCCCGCTCGGATTGCTTTCGTGACCGACTCGTCTGCCTTCCGCATCGCGTCCGAGACAGCTTTTAGCTCTCCCTGTTTGAACACATTCGCATCGTGCAGAGTCTGCGTCAGCCACTGAGCCAGCCTAACTAGGCCAAGGGCGAGGTTCAGCCATGTCATGCAGGAACCTTACGGGTATTCCACGAGGTCCAGATGGTGTAGCCGGTGGTAGCGAGAGCCATGACAGCGCCCGATACTGCCGTCCATTCACCCTCGCCGATCTTACCCGTAGATGCGAGATAGACCCCGAGCATCTGCAAGGCAGTCCGCAGCAGTCGTGCTACAACTTCACTGTTCATGCGACTTCTCCTTTTGGTGCGCCAGCTTTAAACTGGAGCATTTCACTGGTCCGGCGACCAATGATTTCTTTCGGCTTGTTCCACATGAGGAAAGCCTTAGCTGCGCCTTCACGGTCACCTGTGTTCAGTCTACGGACAACAGTAGATCGCTTGAATCCACCCTGTCCGATGTTGAAGCACAAGGAAACCAGCGCATCGAATTCTTGCTGAGTGATCGCAACTTTCACCACGTCATTCACAGCATTCTCATACTGCACGATATCCCGAGAGAATATCTCATCGCATTCTTCTTCGGTGATTCGCAGGGTGGGGGTGACCTTCGGAGCACCTGCTGCAGAGGTATGGCCTACACCAATGGTCCACACCCCGACGCTATCCTTATACGCTTTCAGCCGAACTCCCTCTCGTGTTTGCAGAAGCTTACGTCCCTTTTTCGACATTCGCATGCTACACTCCTATTTCTTCAGCCGGGCTTCACCGGTTTGGAACCCTCGCACGTATTCGATAACATTCCTTGGCCGCTGTCTCCCTGCGTTTACATCGTAAGTAAACTGTGCGGTCTTGCCGATTTGACCCAGAGGCAACCCTGTGGATAGACCAACAAGGTTCGCTCCGTGGGTGATCGGCTTTTTCACCTTCTTGCCTTTATAGGCTTTCGTTGCGTCTTTGATGGCAGAGTCAGAAGCTGTAATCAGGCTGGCGAACGGAACTCGCGGATTGAAGCCTTCGCCAAAGTACGCGGCAGCAGAGTTACCAACAGGGATCATTTGGAATGGTGCCATTGCGATCGACTTCGCTACGATCTTGAACCACGAATCATTCTCCTTCGCTTGGTTGAACAGCAACGCCCCGAGCGCGATGTTCACACCATATGTTCCTGCGAATGCTTCTATCGCCCGAGCATATTCCCCTCGTCTGATCTGCCCCGGTATCTGTCGTTGCCAGTTATACTGCATGTTGAAGTAACCCTGAAACACCGTGAGCATTTTCATTGCTTCGGAGTTCGGGTTCATCATAGCAGATGAGTCAGCGATTGAGGCAGTGCCGTGTTGTTGGCGAACATAAGAGTCCGCAGTAGCGATTGCCTGTTCCTTCGTTGCTCCCTTCGCCATCGCTTTCTGATACTCATTCCAAAACGTCGCGGCTCGGAATTGTTGCGACATCTTCACCGGGATAGCATAGCCCCATTCCACGGCCTTGCGTCTGATCTGGTCAAAGTTCGAATTGTTTACAACCTTCGCCATTGCATCGGAGTAATCGCGATCGAGATTGTAGACTAGATGCTTCACCTCTTTCGAATTCTCCATCACGAACTTCATGTTGTTCTTATAGTCCGCGGAGAACCTTGCCCAAGTCACAGGGTTTGGCACACCCATATCGGGTGACAGGATGACCTTATAGTTGAATGGCAGTGTGTGCCCAACAAGGTTAACCCTCATTCGACGTAAGAAGCTGTTGATCGCAGAGGCTGCTCGGTCGTCCATGGAATACTGGTAGGAAATCCGCTTGAGCCACGGTTCCATCTGGGCGTCGTATTCCACTCCGTAATGCTTCTTGATCGCTGCCTTGATGTCTTTGTCGAACAGGATTTTCGCTGCCTGTCCCACTGCCTCACGGTACGCGATATCATGCATGGTCTGCTGCATCGTCCCTGCCGCCTGTTCCAGCGACCGAGAGATATCAACAAAATCCACATACCCCGTGCGATCCTTAAGATGCGACTTAGCTGTCGCTGCACGGAAATATTTTTCATCCATGAGCGTGGACCCAGATGCACGGTCTTTAACCGCATCCATATTCGATCCGAGCTTGTCGTACTTTACCGGCCAATACCCACCTTCAAGCTCGCCGAACTTGGTCATAACCTTCTCAGGCTTGATCAGCTTCGGTGCAATCCCGGTGGTATTCCGGGCCACACGGTCCATCTCAGGTTGCCATTTTTTGAATGGCTCCCACATGTGCTTGACGAAGTCCCAATCTTCCTTCGTGGCATGTTTGTCAATCATCTGCTTGATGGCAGCTTCCATCAAACCGAGCTCTTCCTTGGAAGCTCTCCGCTTGAACCGGGTGAAGAAAGCACCACCAGCAAACTTTTCAATGTTCGACCGCGATCCCCAATTCAGCATTACCTGAATGAGGTTCTCTCGGGTCATGTCATACATGGTTCCATTATGCGGGTCCCAAATGACATTATTCTCGATGGTGTCATCCAGCGATTTCCGCCATTGCCTACCGAATTGCTTTTCAATCCCTTTGAAATACTTCGCAAGGTCTTCGGCCATAGTGTTGAACTTGGCCTTGGAGGTCTCCATCTGATGCATAACACCGGACCACAATGGGCCAAGTTCCTTACGCAGATCAAGGTCCTTGATGACTTCTTCGGTACGAGTCAGCCAGCCATCATACTGGTACATCCAACGACCAGAACCTTCTTTCTGATCAGCACGAGACCGGGCAGGAAGCTGTTGGATGTTGGAGATAACCTCCGCTTTATACTTCGCAAAATCCTCCGCTGCACCCATCAAATCCAATCGCTGCTGCCTACGCCCGATCCAATTCAGCGACTTGATCGCATCATGGAACTCACCGAACTCTGCCGCGGTCATTTGCTCAAGTGGCTTGGCTCCGTCGCGAATGAGGTTATCGCTGACGATCGGCTCAAATCCATCCCGATACACACGGTCAACGAACTTCTCCATTGACCCTTCGCCATGGAACTCAATGCCGCGTGCGATTTGTTCCGGAGAAAGTCTGGTCTTGAATCCTGCCTCTGACAGCAGCCCCTGTATATACGGGATAAACTCCGGAGCCGGGCCCTTGGTCTCCCTGCCAAGATACGGCTTGGCAATCTTATCCAGATCAACCTTTGCCTTTTCCAAATCAATCGCCATCCGGGTGATCAGCGAGGTGAGGTATTTTTTCTGCAAGCTCACCAACGCACCAGCTTGATCGCCGTTGATAAGGGCTCGTTCTGCATCACGACCATGCTTGCCGACGTTGGTCATGAGTTTGTCAGAACGGATGTCAGAGACTTTCATCCCGGCGAACAAACGCTCAGCTTCGGCCTTGGCTACATCCTTGTCAATGACCTTGATCCCTGCCTGCATGGCAGCAGCTTGCAGTTCCTCCGCGATCAGGTTCAGGTTCGTTTCCGAGAACGCCCGATCCGCAGCAGCAGTCATGATGTTGTCGTCGAGGTTCCCGTAGCGTTGTTGCATCAACCGAGCGGCTTCGGCATTCACTTGGTCATGAAGGAAGTCCTGCGCCGACTTCCCACCTTTCTCCTTATTATACGCAATCAACGCTTCAACCATAGCATCCTTTGTAGGGAAGCCGAAGAGTTGCGCGGTAGCATCAGCCGGAAGTCCGGACTTGGAGGTGTATTGTTTCGGCAAGGCCTCGATTTGTTCCGGCGTCAAGTCCGCAACATCAAGGCTATATCGCTGGCGAATCTTCGTGCCATGCAACTCCCCGGAGCCGAAGAATAGATCAGCTGCTACATCCGGGCGCTGCTTGATTGTGGCTTCAACTTCGATTCGAGTTTCTTTGAGGTTCTCTCGCCATTCGGAGGTAAGGGTTTTCTTCTCAAGTTTCTCCGCACGAGCTTGCGCAGCTTCGAGGTCTTCCTTGAACCTCGCTTGGATTTGTTCCTGCAGCTTGCGGTAGGTTTTTACATCAAGGCCAGTGGCATTGGCTCGCAGAGTCTCCATGCGTTCGGCAATGGCAGGGTCTGGCTCAGTCATAAACTTCGGATTAAACACACCATCAGACTTCGGCTTGAAATCCGTCCGCTTACCAATCTCACCACTATACGCCTGCCCGAACAACTCCTCCCAAGTAGGTTCCTTACCGGTGAGTTCGGCATACTTCGCCTTGATTCTCTCCCAGAGTTCCGCGAGGCGCTCGAACACACCCGTCACCGGAGTCTTCACACCATCATTAATAAGACGATTTGCTGCCCAGTCCCGGAAGGCTTCAGCAATCGATTCTTCTAGCTTAAGGAATTCGCTGCCTTTACTGTATCGAGCATCGATGTCATACCGTTCAATCCAGCCTTCTTCTCTCGCTGCCTTAACTAGAGCTGCCCATTCGGAGTCTTTGAAGAACCCGTACTGACGAAGTAGATGGATCGACTCATGCCGAGCCGTGCCAACAGCATCGTCAGAGAATAGATCAACCATAATATGCGGCAAGCGATCGCGGTACTGCATAAATACGCCGCGAGTGCGTTGACCTTTTGTTGCTTCGATCCTCGTCGCAGGCACAAATACAGCGTTATCACCTACGATCAGTTTAAGTTCATCCTCCACAATCTTCGCCATGTTCTGCACATTCGCAGGCATGGATTCGATCGGTGGAACATATCCATACACATCCGGATGGTATTGCCTGCGTTCAGAAGCTTTGAGGATTTCCATAAATGCAGTGGTTTCGCCAGCCGGCTCGACCACACCCCAACCATCAGGTGCAGATAGTTTAACCTCCGGATGAGCCGTGGGTCCATCATACGTACCAGCCTGACCTCTCGCACCACTCACCCGATGTCCGGTAACCGTCTCATACTCCGGATACATTTCCTTAAGTTGGCGTTTGAGATCGCGAATCGCCGACGGCCCAAAGCCATTGATATCAGCGCCTTGAATCATGTCGATGTAAAGTGTCTTGGTGCCTGGACGAGGTTCGACTATGATGTAACCAGACGGCTTTCCATTCGCATCATGAATCACAAGCTCATCTTGAAAGTCACTAAACCGTTCTTCAGACTTCCTTAACTCAACCTTCCGATCGCCATTCGCAAACATCGGTTCCAGATCAGCCACATCCCTAATCTGCGGCAACGCTGCATCTACCACAGGCCGAGGCTCCGCAACAATCGCCGCTTCTCTCGCTGTAACCCCACCGGGCCACATGCGAATGTCTTCGTTCAAAGCTTTCGCGAGTGACGGGTCAACCCGTGATACCCAATCTGACGTGCGAATGTATACGTCCTCGCCAGTAAGACGAGCAGTTTCCAGCTTATCAGCAATGCCATCCACCCAACCAAGAAGACCATCATTAGGCTCAGGTATACGATCCCGATAAAGCTCAGCAACACGATCGCCCGCAATTCCAATGGTAGAGTTTCCATAGTGTTTCTCCGCGAATTCCTGAAACAACTCAGGCGAGCGTTCGCGTGTTGCGGATCGTGCCGCAATCGCAAGATCGTTCCCCAGGGAATTTAACGCTTCGACGTTGGCATCGGCTTTGAGCTTGTCCAAATGCGGATGAATTCCCGCAGGCGGTTCGATTCCGTTCTCAATAAAAGGTTTGGCCTTGAGCGCCGCACCGATCTCTGGGTTCTCCATCGCCTTCGCAAGCTGTGCCCCTCGGAATTCCTGAACCTGCCCCGCAGACATTCGCATGCCAGAGCCTTCGAGGATACCGAGCATTTTCGCAGGTTGGTTGAACTCCATCTCCACGATGGCTTTGAGGGCTTTACCGAAGCCTTTGGAACCGTAGGGATCAATACTTGAGGGGAGAGAATCGCCTATGGTTTGTTCGTACAGGCTTTCGCCCATAGCACCAAAACCTTCGGTAACGCCTTTCATGACTGCGCCTAGGGATTTGATGCCGATTTGGCCTGAGAGATACATGAAACGGTAGAGGGCACCGGATGCTGAACCCGGTGTTGCCATCAGATCGTCGATGGGCTTGTAACCGATCGTAGACGAGAATGATCCACCCCAACCTTCTTCGAAACCTTCAACCGTTGCTTTAGCTGCCGCAATCTGAGCCTTCACCAAAACCCTAAACGGATTAAATCTATCCATTGTGTTTTGAGCGGACTGGGAGAATTCGTCAAGGTTCCCGTAATCATCATTCGATACAATCGAGGCCATAGGTGAGCCTTGAAGGTATTGATTGATGTATGAGTTACCGCGGATGATATTGGTCGCGGTCTGTAAACGAACTACATTGTCGAACTCTGGATCATTGTAAATCGCAGCAGGCGGCAAACCAGTAGCCTGTGCAAGCTGGATCGCACGCACACCTGACTCGGGGTTCTCGCCCAGATTCGCCGCGGCTATCTCAGGCCCCGCGTTCTGAACATCGCGAACCGCTTGGGTGTAGTCGTATTCAACGTCACCCTCAGGCTCGACCGGATCGATTTGATTGAGATTGTCCATCACTGCGCCCTGTCTGGGATTTTCGGCCTACCGTAGAGACGTTGATAATCCAAAGCCGATTTCATACGAATGAAAACAGCCCGCATTTCATCGTCATTGGGTTCACGTCCATCATTTAGTTCTTTGAACTTCTTGATTATGTTTGGTTTTTCTGCTTCCGGTACAGGGGCTCTGAAATTATAGTCCTTTGTTGTACTCAGACCCCAGAGGTGATTGTATGCGCGTTCGCGAAGAAGTTCGTTGCCTGCTTCTTGGATTTCAGCAGGCTTCAATGGACGTTTCTCGCGCTCCATACGTTCAGCAATGATACCAGCCAATGCTCCACGAAAAGTATTAACATCTTCTTTGTCAGTGATTTTGAGAGCATCCAACCTAGGCTTAAGTTGCTGCATCGCAGAAGCTACGTTCGGTGCCTTGATCGCATCCCGCATTAACTTGGCTTGCATAGTCAGCAGCGTTTGACGTTGGGCGACAGGCATCTCCAACGCACCAATGTTCATGCTGAGCAACTCATCCCGAGTGTCCTGCGACATATTCGGATCGAGCATGGCTCCACGAAGACCCATGAACTTTGTCTGGTTCTCGGGTGTGGCAGTGTAACCGCCTTTAGCATTTGCTTCGAGGGTCTTGATATATGCTTTCCTCACCGTGTCCGGCATAGCATCCCAAGCAGCCCGACGTTCGGGTGTGTCGAGGAGTTCTTCTTCGGAAGAGATGAGCTTTCCGCCGGGTCCACGTTCGTTGAGACGGGCCGTTATGATTTGAGTAGCCCGAGTGGTTTCATCTCGTTCTTGTTGTTGCTGGCGGGTTTTACGGAGTTGAATTTGTTGTGAAGTCCGGTCCGCAAGTTCCGGATCAGGATCAATCGCACTGACACGCTGACGACCTACCTCATCAAGTTCCGATCGGGTGGCCTTAGCAGCGAGTCGTTTGTTAAGTGCAATCAAATCAGCAGGTGTTGAATTCACCTTGCCTGGATTCTGCTTCCGCCATTCTTCATAAGCTGCATTGAAAGAACCTTTCTCCGTTTGGATAGGATTAAAGGTTGCTTTGAACAAATCATCTTGTGCCTTGGGATTCGCAAGGAATTCATCCTTGGTCATCACAGGCATGTTAGCCCGCCGAAGCAACTGCCCAAGATTCTGCTCAGCAACACCATACTTCCCGAGCAAAGGATTGTTTTCTGTCTTGCCGGGTTCGACTGATTGATAACTCCGATCAGTACCAATGGCTTCGGCAGCTTGTGTGGGCGAAGCAATACGCCCACCAATTGCTAAGTTCTCACCAGATACAGTGGCCCGAGCTTCATCTGCAGCTGTACGTGCGTTGAGCTTCATCCGAACAAAGGCATCGGCTTGGGCTATATGATCCCCGACAAGCCGACCCTTCTTCTTTTCCTCATCAATGAACTGACGGGCTGCAATCGGGTCGGACTCTGCCATAGCCTTTGCTCGCTTGAGAGCAAGCTCCGAGTTTGTTTGCTGAATCGCAAGCCGGGTTACCTCGGGAGGCTTACCGAGAGAGTTGGCATTTATCTCTTGTTCATTGCTCCGTAGACCGGCTTCATAATTCTCCCGGCTCTGCGGATCGGACATAACCGCGACTTGGTTTGCCGCTACACGAGCATTCGATGCGGATTGGATGAATTGGCGATTTTGTGTCGCAGCATGATCTGCCGCAGACATGACTGTGCGGGCTTGTTGCAGGCGTGTTTCGTTGTCGAAGGCTCGCTGAGCGTAGGGTGAGGTAAGTGCCTCCCTCTGCTTTGCCCGAAGCTGATTCAACTCCTCGGTAAACTTTGGCTGAGCCGCGACAGCCGCGTCACCCTGCAAAGTCTTATATTGA